GTTGCCGCTGCAATGCAAATCAGCGATAATGCGGAGCGCGTTGCCGGGATGGCGGAATAGGTAGACGCACGGGACTCAAAATCCCGCGCCGCAAGGCGTGCCGGTTCGATTCCGGCTCCCGGCACCAACGCAACACTTAGCATTACCCCTCATTAACTCGCTTTCCGTGTATTTTCAAAGACTTACGGCACAAGCGGCGGCACATACACTTCCACTAAAGCACGCAAAATACCGCTATTTCTCAGCAGCGGTTACGCACGTTTTACGCAATAATTACGCACGCGTGCGTAAATGCGTTTTTGGAGGTCGGCATGGCATCGATTAAAAAAAGTGGCACAGGCTGGCGCGCGCAGGTCGCGACGCTTGGCGTGCGCGAGTCAAAAGTGTTTTCGACCAAAGCCGAGGCCAGCACCTGGGCGGCACTGCGCGAGACCGAGATCCGCTCTGGCAGAGCAACAGGCGTCCAGGCCGGCCGTACCCTGGGCGAGGCTTTCCGCCGCTACGAGAAAGAAGTGTCGGTTCACAAGGATGGGCACCGGTGGGAGGTTTTACGCCTGAACGCGATCGGTCGCTTCAAGATCAACGGTGTCCAGATGGAGGACATGAAGCTGACCGAGGTAACTTCTGATGTTTTAGGACAGTGGCGAGACTACCGGCTGAACATCGACGGCGCCCAAGGCACACACAAGGGCGTGACCGGCTCGTCGGTTAACCGCGAGCTGAACCTGATCTCGCACGTGTTCACCTGTGCGACGAAAGAATGGAAGTGGATAGCCGAGCGGCCGACGACGAACGTGCGCCGGCCGAAAGAATCGGACCATCGGGAGCGCTTGTATACTGAGGACGAAATCGAGAGGCTGTGTTTCGCGATGGGCTTCGACTTGGGCGGTGAAGAAGTGGTCGAAACCGTCAGCCAGCGCGTGGCTGCCATTTTCCTGTTCGCGCTCGAGACTGGCATGCGCGCCGGCGAGATCTGCAACTTGGCGCAGCAGGATATCGTGGGACGAGTTGCCAAAGTGAGGAAGTCAAAAACGACCGCAGGCAAACGCAGTGTGCCGCTCTCGCCGCGGGCGGTAAAGCTGCTTGCACTGCTGCCGAAAGTGGAAGATGGCGAGCCGATATTCGGTGTTTCCTCGGTATCGCTCGACGCATTGTTCCGCAAAGCGAAGGCGCGTGCCATGATCGACGATGCGACGTTCCATGACAGCCGTCACAACGCTATAACAAGGCTGGCCAAGAAGTTCCAGGTGCTTGACCTGGCTCGCGCTATTGGCCACACGGACCTGAAGAAGCTGATGGTCTATTACAATGAAAGTGCCGAGGAGATGGCGAAGCTGCTGAGCTGATCCATACTGATGATGCAAAGGTATCTTCTCCTATGAATATATCCGTGAAATTGCAAAAGCTACGCCAAAAGTCACGCCAAGAAATTAGCTATTGGCACTTGAATTTTTGCTAACAGGCTACAAATCGTTACTTCATCGGGAGTCAGCCGGCACCCGAGAACGATCCCTGAAAGGACTATTCGATCATGCAGCTGCCTAATACCGTACTCGACGAAAATTGCGATCGTCGGCTAAATTTGCTGGTGAACGTTCGCTCTCAGCTCTTGCCTATGCTGGCTCACTTCGCAAACTGCAAACAAATTGCGAAGAGTGTGTTCCACCAAGATGATCAGCTTTCCGTCGTGGAAAGCGATCGATCCGACCGCGTCGAGCTATTGTATGCAGGAACGCGTATTAGATTTAGTCTCGTTGTTGGCCTGCGTGGGGAAGATGTGGTCAGCAAGATCGTCTGTACTCATGTCGTCGATACGTTCGGAAAAGAGCAAAGCTTCGCGCTCGGTGAATTCTCCGTGGATGACCGCGGTCGCACAAACTATGGAGAGTCCTCAGGAAGGCCACACTACACGAAGGAGTCGGCCGACCTAATCGTTGCCTTCTACCTCTCAAAAGCATTCGAGAACAATCTTCGGATCGAGCCGGAATCTTCAAGAGGCGGGGAATAAGTTGCTCGTAGGTTCATAGCCTACCGGGGGTTCGAATCCCCCTCTCTCCGCCAGAACACAAAAGCCCTTGATCTTCAAGGGCTTTTTCTTTTTCCAGCATCGCTTGCTATCGTTAGCTGAACTGCTTGGGGAATTAGTGGGGAATTTCCGACAAACTGCTATGAAAAAACCAATCGCCTATTACACGGTGACTGCGGAACGGTCTTTAGGATGCTCGATCAGCGGCCCAGTCCCCCTGGCCGGTCTGTGGTTGCAACGAACGGCTGCGGATGCTGGAGAGCGAACTGGTTCACTTCCGACTCGCTATGCTAGCAGCCGAAGAAGTAACAAATTGCTCGCTGGCCAGGGAGATGTGACCTGGCCAGACGAGCACCTGCAATAGCGCCGGCCGCTCAGCCCCTTGCTTCCGGCCAACATCATCGCCAGTCCGTCTTAATATGGCCATCCGCCTATCACTCTGACTCAGTCCGCACGACACCTCGCGCATGCTGTCAAGCGGATGGGGCCGCTGGCACAAGCTCGGGTACGCTGTTCTTTCTTGACGACCTCTTGATCCACAGCCTTGCTGGCTCCTCGATCCAGTGGTATCCGGCTGCCGACATCGCCATTAGAACTACGAACGACGCGGCGAGGAGCGCCCGATTATCTGCAAAGACCGGGAAGGAAGCTACAAGCTCGGCATGGTTCGACTTCAACGCAAATAATAGAACAACCTGGAACGAGTAAAAGCTGTAACTAACGTGGCCGCAATAAACAAGAACACGAGAGGACAGCACCCGCGAGAGAACGCCGAAAGAGTGCGCTGTCGAGAAGATCGTCAAGGCGACCACCGGCAAGACGATCCAATTGTGTCCGATGAAAATCGGTAGTTTGTTGCCTATAAATCCGAGGTAGGCTATCAGGAACGCCATCCCACCAATCTGCCATGCTGATATGAGGCGGGGTGAGGCAGTAATACGCTGCGCCAAAATTGCCGTGCAAACCCCCAGAATGAACTCGGGTAAGCGATAGATCGGCATCGAATAATAGAGATCGGGATTGGGGCCATAAAACAGAACAATAGATAAGCCAGGCAATACCGCGCATGCGTAGCACATGACCGCCACCCTCTTCACGCCGGCGGTCGATAATTTCTCTATTGGCTCAAGAATAAATGGTAGCAGAACGTAGCAAAATGCTTCCACTGAAATTGACCAACTACCGGAATTGTTCCAATACCAGAACAGTTGCGGAAACCACGCTTGTAATAATAAAGCGTCCACGACAAACAAAGATATGATTGCAGCAATTTGCTTTATGCCTGTGTAGAGTGAATCGGCTTGCAACGGAATACCAATCCATGGAAGCGTCAACAGTGCGGCCACGACATACACGGGATAAATACGAGAGAATCTGTTGACCAAATAATTTCGGTAGCTTTCACCACGGTTTCCGTATCGGTAAGCAAGAAGGAAGCCTGACAAGATGAAGAATAGGCTCATCCCGACCGCCCCCTGACCGATAAAATTAGTTAGAAATTCCGATGATGGGAAGAGTGGCCAACGAATTTGAATGTGAAAGATGAATACGTAAAACGCCGCTAAAAACCGGAGACCCGTCAGTGGGCGAATTTGCTCTGCACTTGCTTTCATATGTTTCCTTATAAGTTATGCAATACTAGCATAGAGCTTATAAAAAATCATTTCCAGTGGGCATTTGTTGTTTGATTGCCGCGCAGCTCTTTGCGCAGATGAACTCTGGGGCCAGAAAAGATGATCAGCATGCGCGGCAGCAGGTCGGCGTAAACCGCTACAGATCGCAAATGAGCGGTTTCCCGCAACAGCGCCTGTAAGTCATGGCCTGAGTTCCTGTTCTGAATTTCCTGGAGCACTTCGTTCTTCAGATCGGCCTTGACTCTCATCCGTATCCTTCCCTGTGCGGGAATCCATTGTATCTACTCGGGCATCCACGATCCGTCCATCTTCGGTGCTAAACAGATGCACCATGCCGCTCGGTGTGATGATGTGAAAATCCATTAGGATACCGTGGCGTCCAGAGACTCGGCGAGCACAGGTACTGGTGCGTAATTGCGAGCGCCGCCGACACGCACTCCTACCCACATCAGCCACCGCCGCCAACCAGCAACGCCGATTACTGCTGATGCCTCGCGGAACACCGCGTCTGCCACGTCACGAGGCGCACGGCCCGATGTGTACAGATAGTCGTGGACGACAGCCGCCCGACGCGCCACGCCACCGCAAAGGCTGTACACGATAGGGAGGCGCGGTACGCTGGCCAAGTCAGTAGGGAATCCGGCCGGGACCGTGATTACGCGACCGGCAACGTCCGACTCGTATACCAGCGGAGCAAGCAGCACCCATTTCTCATCTGCCGCGCCCTCGTTATCGCGCATGTCCAGCGGCGTCAGGAAGCGACTCATGCCATTGCCTCCATGAAGCGATCTGTGATGCTGCAGCGCTTTACCAGAGCGTTTTCGCCCCCATTCACGACCCGCGAGATGTCTGCAATTTTGCCCGCGTCTGCCAGTGGATTCAGGCTGGTGCCTGTGCGGTTTCCCTCATGCCAGAACCAAGCCGCTGCAAGACAGCCCACGTCCGGGCGCGAAAGCAAGTCCGGCGATGTAACCAGGTCGTAGCCGATGGCGATGCCGCAGCGGCGGTAGTTGTCTTTGCCAGTAAGCTGGATGGGACCGCGGCCGCGATATCGCCAGCCGTCGCCGGAGTGGATCGGCCCATTGCCAAGGCGACTGCCGTAGGCGATGTTGGCAATCATCTCCTGATCGGCTCTCTGCACGCCAGGCACATAGCCGAGGCGGTCGGCCTGCTCCCTAGTGAATCGCCCTTTGAATCCGGATACCGTCATCAACGCCGCCGGCCTGTAACTCAGGTCCTCGATCACTCGGGTTAGTCCCTCCGATTCCACCAGCAACTGGCTCACAAAGGCAGCTTGCCGCTTCGGTGTGTTGATGTGGAAGCGCGCCATCGAATCGTTTAGTGGTTCGATGAAGAGCTTCGCGGTGCCCAGACGCACCTCACCAATGGAAACAAGTTGCTGGAGTTTCATCAGCCCCTCCAGTGCGAAATGATCCAGCTCGCGACACTCCCTAACGAGCCAGCTGCGCCGCCGACCAGCATCAGGGTGCGCCAGCCGCCCTTGGCCTCGGCGAGCTGTGCCAGGACGCGGTCGAGCTTTTCGTTTTGCTGGGCATTGGTGGCGCGAAGGTCCGCGACTGCGGCCTTGAGGTGTGCTACTTCAACTTGGACGGTTGCTACCGCGATCGCGGTTTGTTGGTCGGTAAGGTGCATGGACGCCATATTTCGGAGTGATCGAAAAGGCGGCCGCTCTTGTGTCAAGGGCGCCTCGGATTACTGATGAGTTTATGGACTAGGGCCGTCTCAAAACAGGGCAAATTGAGACGACGGCACGCGAATATGTCCTACATGCTTTCCCATTCCAGAGTGGTAGCGTGCCGCGCAAAATTCGGGCGCCGCATTGCAGACGTTTGCACAAGGCCGCCATATATACGGTGATCGCGCGAGCGCTCCGGCGAGGGGTCGCCGGGATAGAGGTCAATGATGCTTGGGCCATCGGTGTCGTTGGCCACCTGCATGTCGCAAATGAAGGAGCGGTCGCGCTCGGTCATGCTGCCCAGATCGATCGACAACTTCCAACGTTTCGTTCCCTTGACCGAGCGGCGATCCCCAGCGTCCGTATAGAACGGCGTTGTGGTGCTGACCGGCGTGCGGGCCGGGTCGTAGGACGCATTCTCATCGGGGCTGAACGTCTCGCCGACAAATACCCGCGACAGCTCGAGGTAGCCTTGCAGACTTCCTGAATCCCTAACTCGAATGACCAAGCGCCGGACGCTCGTGTTGTTGAAGTAGGTGAAGGCATGGGCGCCGCCGCCCCAGGCATAAGCACTTGCCGCGGTGACGGGCGTCCACGGCGGCAAGAGCTCGCGCGGGCGGGCCGGGCATGCCAGGCGCGCGCCAGTCTCAAGTACTTTGCTGGCGCCTTCCTCATCGGAATAGCCGAGCACTTCGATAGTCGTCGACGGGGAGCCGTTACACGAAGGGAAGTGCACACCGCCGATACGCTCGGCGACGGCAAAGGTCATGATGATCTCGATCTCGGTGCCGACTGCGCGGCACACGTGGGACTTCGTGTCATTTAGCATTGCGTCCGCCGACATTCCCGGCACCAATGGTGCGGCGGACATAGCCGCACGCGACGCCACGTTTTTGTTCATGATGATCAGATTAGGCATCGAGAGAGTTCCAGGTGTAGCCGTACGCCTCGGCGGGTGTAGTGGCGTTGTCGATCAGATCGCGCAGTGCGCGGCCGCGCTGATGTATGTCGTTAATGCGTGCGGTGAGGGTGAGGCCAAGCGACATGACCTGTTGCGCGTTGAGCGTCACGACGGAGTTATCCGACACAGTCCAGTCAATCGCAAATGGGTCCCCCTCTGCACGCGGCAGCACGGCCGCCAGAACGGCGCCGGTGATCTTTGCGACGTCGGGTTGGTACAAGGTCTCGGCGAACTCAAAGTCTGCACCCTCGGCCTCGTCTCGCGCTTCCTTGACAGCTGCCCACGCGTTCGCACGGGCGTCGGCAAGTTCGGCCAGGTCGACCCAGTACAGGCCACACTCGAGCGACCAGTACAGCACGGACGTCGGCGTGGGCCCATTCCAGTCAATCGGGCCATCGAGACGCACGAGCGTACCCTCGGCTTGGCCGTGCCATTGGTGCAAGGGCGTTTCGTCTTCGCATGGCAGGCACGCGCGCACGCGCCCACCCTCCAATACATCGGCGTAGTAATTCGTCATGGTGGCGTTCCGTGCTGAGCGTGAATGTTAAAGGTCAGGACGCGCGCACGCTGGTTCGCATCGATCACGACACAGGTAAGCGTCGCGTCAGTTTCACAGTTTGTGCCAGTGCCGCTGATCGTAGCGGACACATCGGCACCGCCGTTGATATTGATGCGCGAGGTCGCACTCGTCTTGTAGCGGATAGCGAGCGACCAAATGTATTGATATGGCGCACGCCCGCCCGATGCTGAAATGGTAAAGGTGCCATAGGTCGAACTGCCGTTCGGATAGCTGCCACCAGCAGCGCCTGATGCCGAAACGGTAAAGTCATTGAACTCCCCGGCGAAGCGGGGTACGCCATTAATAATGGTGAACCCAGGGGCGTACACATCGCCGAATTGATCCGCGTTGAAATAGCGATTATCGGGAACGCTGCCGCACATGAACCCTTCTGGACCAACATAGAAGCCTTTCTTGCCGGGGGAAGTCGGCCAGCTGTAGGAGGTAAAATCTCCCCCGTGAATGCCGCCGCCGGGTGCAATGTGTAACGAGCCCAGCGTACCCGACGGGCCGATGAGCGTACCGCTGAAACCAACCACCGTCTGGCCGTTGACAACGCCACCAGAGAACATGACCTGTGGCGCCGCGCCAGGCGTTACGAAAGCAAAGTTGGCCGCATTGACGATAAAGCTCGATGTCGGCTGACCGTCGATGATTTCGCTGGCCAATCCCCAGCCGACGACGTAGCCGTTGTTGTCGATCACCAGTACAGCCTGGCCGCGCAGTCCGTTAATGCTATCGGCTTGTGCCGTGAGCTTCTGCTCTACGGTTACACCTGAGCCGCCGACATTGTTGAGGCGTGCGTTCACGGCCGTGACATCTTGAGCGGCTGCGGTCGCATGCCCTTGTGCGTCCGTCGCGCTTTGCGCGGCGCTGTTTCGGTAGGCTAGCGCGTTACCTGCTGCAGTGCTTGCTGTGCTAGCACTTTGGCTCGCAGCGGTAGCGCTCTGCCCAGCGCTGCCCGCGGCCGTGTTGGCTGAGGAAGCCGAGGTTGAAGCGGCACCTGCAGACCCTGCCGCTGTGTCACGCGCACTCTCTGCGGCCACCCTGGCGCTGTTCGCGGCCGTCGCGCTGTTACCTGCACTGCTGGCGTGGGTCGCTGCCGTCGACGCCGACCCGGCCGCAGCCTGCGCGCTACCACCGACAGCGTTGGCAGAATTCGCGGCATTGGTAGCGCTCGTCGATGCGCTGCTGGCCGATCCAGCAGCGTTGGTTTCCGATGTGGCCGCGCGCGTGGCGGCCGCCGATGCCTCGCCGGCCCTGGTCGTTGCCGTGCTCGCGCTCGTCGATGCCGAAGTGGCCGATGTCCCAGCCTCCCCCGCCTTGGCTACAGCGGTGTCCCGCGCGGTGACGGCCGCTGCAGCCGCAGTGTCCGCGCCGCCACGTGCAACCTGAGCTGCAAGTTTCGACGCGTTCGATGCACCAGCTGCTGATTCCGCCTGCGTGACATAGCCCGAGGCGCTCTGCGCCGACGTAGAGGCTGCGCTTGCCGCAGTGCCCGCAGCGCTGTTCGCTGCCTCAGCAGCAAGCCGGGAGGAATTCGAAGCGACGGCCGCGCCGACGCTGTCGCCAGCTGCAAGAATGGCCGCGGCCTTGGCCGCGATCGCCGCCTCTGCTGCTTCGGCCGCCTGCGCTGCTGACTCTGCCGAGGCTGCAGTATCGCCAAAGGTTTCGACAAGGGCCTCGACACGATCGACCAGGCCTGTGCCCTCGGCGTCGACAAGGTCGATCCGATCGCGCAGATCAGCGAACAATTGCGACTCAGTGATCTGGTTCTGTAGCAGCTCGAGCAGATGTTCGGCACCGGTGCCGGTGATGCCGAGCGTACCGCCCTGGGCGTTGAATGGTCCCAGCACGTTCGCTTTGGAGACGTAGCGGATCCAGTAATAAAACCGGCCGGCCGCGCCAATGACGTCCGAGTGCGTGCGTCCCAGGCCTGCGGTCTCACCGACGGGCGACGCGGCAGCGAGGTCATCATCCAGCGCGCGCCAGATCTCGACCTTCGCGATGTTCGTGTCGTTGGTCGGATGCCAGCTCAGGTTGATGCTCGCCAGCGCGCCTTGGGCGGCCAGGCCTGTCGGCGCCGGCGGCACCGACGAATCGAACGCCAGCAACTTGGTCATCGACTGGCGGCCCACGTGGGTATCACCCTGGTAGGTAACCGTGGCCACGACCTCACAACCAGACCCCATCAGGGCTGCAGGCGTGAGGATGGCGACATCGCCGTCGACCGCAAGGGGAGTGCCGTTGTTGGTGGAAAATTCGACCGTGCCGCCGGTGAAGCCCACGCGGGTGGCAATGAAGACAATCGACGACGGGGTAACGGTGGCATCGAGCGCCACGTCGAAGCCCCGCGCGCTGGCACTGAGCTGCAGCCTGCGCGCGTACGCTTCGCCGTAGCGCGACGGAGCCGCCTGCAGCAGTCGGTCGATGTCGTTGATAGCTTGGATCATTTCAGGAATCTCACAGTAACTTTGCGGGTCCACCAGTCGCGTTTAACCGACAGCACTTGGGCTTCGACGCCGTTGAACATGCCGTCCTGCTCGTGATAAACAATGAGGCGCGCGCCTTTCTCGAGCAGGAGCAGGTCAGGCACACCGTCAAACTCATAGATGTCGCGACCCGGACCCCATAGCGCGATCTCGCGATCGGCTTCAGCGGCAGCGTCGACGCCCTGTAGCAGCATCGTCGCGCGCATCGTCGCGGTGCCAGGCAGTTTGCAGTCGCGCATCACGGCCGCGCTGGTCCGGGTCACGGTCAGCGGCCATTCCTTCTCGAGCAAGGCCAAGTGCTCAGGCAGGAGGTTGCTCTGCAGCCCAGGTTGGGGCGTCCAGTTTTTGCAATACCCCAAGTTGACCGCTGCTACCGGATCGATGTGCTCGATGTGACGCAAGGTGCCGCCGACCATGTGCTCGGCGCGGATCTCGGTCGCGGACCCGGCCGCCGGCAGTGCGATCTGGATCAGCTGCAGCTTGCCGTTCAGCGATGGTGCGAGCTGGGCTCCGATGCTGCTGGCCAGCATGTCGCACGCGGCGATGACGTTCAGGCTTTCACGTACGTGCAGTCCGACTTCCTGCTGATTTGCGGCGTCGAAGGCAGCAAAATTCGCCGCATCGATGTTGGCCAAGGAGTAGCGATCGGAATACTTGCCGTATCCGGTGATGAAGCGCTGGACGAGGGGCGCGATTGTCTTGCGGAACACGCCGCCGAACTTGTCCCCCTGCACCCAGGCAGTGATCGCCGCGCTCGCGTTGTCCACGGTCAGCTGCGCCTTGCCAGTGCTCTCGGAGACAATCACCTGCTCGGTGATCGGCAGCCCGTTGGCACGTGTTTCCGGGATGCCTTCGATCGGCCCGTCATGCCACTGCCGCTCGCGGGCGTTGAAATCGCTCCACTCGCCTGATGGGTTGAAAGGCTCGCCGAAGGTTAGCGGGATCGGCAGGTCGGCGTTCGTGCCGGCGCCGCCGAACTTGCGCTCGCTGAGCGGATAGTTCAACCCCTCCATCATGTCGCGCAGACGAAGGGCGAAGGCGCCTCTGCCCTTGCGCACTAGTCCCGCAGTATGGCCAACGAAGATGTCGCGATAGTCAGCCCGCGCCCAGGTCTGATCTCCTACGACCGCGACGATCTCGTCCGCCCAGATATAGCTGGCGTAGGCCTCGTTCACGCCGTTCGTATTGTCGACCTCGAAGTCGCCAGCCGAGAGAGAGGCGGCTCCTGTAATGGATAAGCTCTCCTCGAACGGGATGCTGGCCGAGATCATGGGCGCGTAAAAGATCGGGTTGTTCGTGCCCGCGGTCGTGTATCCATTGGTGGACCAGAAGAACTTAGTGCGCACGCCGCCGACGAGCGCCCAGGTCTCGACCAGGATGTTCGTGATCGCATCGTCGCTCTTCAGCCAGGCCGCGAATTCAGCGTCGGTAACGGTGCGCGCGGCCGGCTGCTGCTCAGCGACCGTGGGTGCATCGAATACCAAGCTGCCACTGGGCGTATGTGTTGTATCAAAGACGAGCGCGGTCATGGGCCCACCAGGATCCGAGCAGCCACTGCTGTCGTCCCGTCCGTGTCAGCCAAAACCAACCAGTACCATCCGGTTGGTACCGTCCCTGCTGGCACCGCGATCTTGAGATCAGCCGAGCCTGCCGTCATCGTGTGCGTCCCCTGGGCGACGGGAGCGCTGAAATGGCGCGGCGACGCTTGCGAGAACAGCGACCATTCCAGAACTGCGAGACTCGAATGCAGTACGCCCTCATGGGTGGCCAGCTTTCCGGGTATGTAATTCGTGCCTGGCAGGGCCTCACCTGTCGCTGTGCTGGTGGTGACGCCAATAGTCAGCGGCTCCGACGCATTGCCGTTCGTATCGACGCAGCGCACGTCGATCTGGTAAGGCGTGCTGGCCGCCAACGCAGGAAACGTGTGCGTCTTGCTAACCTCTTCCGCAGGGGTGGCGGGTGTGTACGCTCCAGTGCCGCCAATCCGATATTCACGCCGGGCGATGGCAACGTTGTCTGTGCTGATAGCGCCCGACCATTCAATTGTGATCGAATTGCTCGTTGAGCTGTACTGCAGACTGCCAGTGAACGTCGGAGGAACACCGTCACCCACTGCAGGCGGGGTGCCTGAAGTCAGTGACAGAGCGCCAGTTCCCATTGGCGCCAGGCCAATTGCCTGAACGCCAATCATCAGTTTGCCCCTGCACCGGCAACCACTTTATAATTCGCTGCGGTTGCGTTAGTAGCCCACCCAGCATCGCTAATCCCGACACTGCCGACGACAACAGTACTCGACAAAATACAGACCTTGCGCCCACCACTGCCCGCCACGTATTTAATGTCATACGCAAAGTCGAAGCCATTCCCGAAGCTGTCATGCTCGGTGTCGTAAGTGCCGATGCCCAGTGCGTGGTCTCCGTTGATAACGATCGAGTTCTTACAGCACTCGACGTTCAACATGCCAATCCAAGACGAGTGGAAAGCCGGCTCCAGCGTGACCGCATTTATGCACCCGTAGATGGTCAGGCGGTCGATGCTCATGTGTTCGCTAAAGCTGACGCCGTTGTTATAGCCGCCGACAAACACTTGCCCCCACTTGAACGCGCCACTGTTATCGCGCTTGGAAGTGCGAATGCCGGTACTATTGACCGCAGTAGGAACAGGGTTTGTTCGCATGCCGCGATTGACATCGACGCGAACGTTATTCAGGAAGCCGCCATTCGCCAGGTTGTACAGGTCGAGTCCGCCCATCTTGTTAGCGCCGCCAGCCGTGTTTGTGCGGATGCATACGTTTTCGAGCGAGAAGTCGGTGAAACTCAAAACGCCCCAGGTGAAGGTGAATCCCGCAGCCGAGGTAATGACGGCCGGATTTGAGCCCGACGTAACAGTCAGGGTGGACTCGAAGATGACACCGTTGTTCACGACAGGAACATCCGAAATCGCGCCATAAATCCAATTCGTCGCGCCTTCGCCGATGATGCGAATACTTTTCATTGACGCTGCAAGATCGGATGCGGGAATGACGATCTGACCATTGCAGCCGCGCCCGAAGTCATCAACGGTACGTACCGGCCCGGCAATCTTGTAGCGGCCCTCCTGCGCGCGAATCGTCTGCACGCCGGAAATAAACGCGTCGTTGATTGCCGCTTGAATACCCGCAGTCGAGTCCGTCGTAAAGGTCGGGTCGACTGGATAATCCCGCAGGTCGATATACGATTTGACAGCCATACGCTTGATGGCGGCAGCGGTCAGCGTGACGTAAATATTTTTGGTGCCGGCAGCGAAATTGACCCGCGCATTGCCGTTCGAGCTTTCCGTCACGATGTCGCGCGTGAAGATAGTGGTGCCGGTCAGGGTGCCAAGACCGGTTTCCCAGTCCCCCGTCGTCATGTCCTCGATGCAGTACGGAATGCCCGACTTTCCGACCGCGTACACGCCCGCAAACGTGCGCAATCCAAGCTGCGTCAGGTTTGCCAGCGTAACCGGCCCGTTGCCGGCGCTGGTCGTCGTGTCGCGCACGCGGTCGGCGTAGTTGTTGGACTGGCCGCGAATGCTCAGGAAGTAAGGCGAAACTGTCAGGCCTGCCGCGACATTGTTCGTGACAGGCTGCGCGGCAAACGTCGCCGTCGCGTTGCCTGCGGCATCCTGCAAGCGCGGGTTCGCGCCTGGCTGCGTGTACGCAATGCTGATTTCGTCGCCACTTGCATACGGCGTGTTGACGGTGACGCTTGCCACAACGCCAGTAACGGTCACGCCGGTAACGGTGCGCCCGCCTGATGGGGTAAATGCGCTGTTCGACGGCACGCTTGCCGCCAGCGCCTCGTTCATCGTCACCAGGATGACGGACGGTTGCGCGTTGGCCACCTGCGCGCTGGAAAATATTGGCGCCGCGTTGTCGGCGGCGCCGACGTTATTCGCGATCGCCAGCCCGCTGAAGTTTGCCAGCAGGTTGGGAGTGGTCGCAACGTCGCGGGCGTTGTTGATGCCCGGCTGCGTGTAGGCTACAGTACGCGCCGCTTCGCCGTTCACGAAGGCAGCGGAAACCGTCGCGCGCAGGACTGTAGCGCTTTGCCAAGACAGCGCCGTGACGGCGTGCCCGCTGACCGTGACCGATGACGCGGCTGGCGTGGTGGCTGTGTCCATCGCCTCGGACATGGTGATGTCCACAAACGTCGGGGTGGCGTTGGCAACGGAGGCGCTCGCTGCGGTTGGAGGGATTGCGTCGGCGACGGCGCTGGCTTTCAGTTCAATAACCGACTGCGACTGGGGGACGATGCTTGGCCCAGTAAGCGTCCATGCCATCGCCGTAGGTGCTTGCGCGTAGCTCATGCCGGCGTAGAACGAATTATCGACGGCAAGGAACTTGTCAGCTTGCGTCGATGGTGCTGAAGGGACCGGAGCGCTCGTGGTATCTGCTTTGGCAACCACGTACATATCGACAGCTACGTTTCCTGCCGTGACCGCAATCGACTGCGAGAACGGACTGCCTGCTGTCGCGGCATGCCCCGCGACATTACCAACTGGCGATGCCTGGTTGACCCCGCTGAAACCGCTGACAATAGCGCCAATGTTGGTCGAGGTCGAGAACGAAATGATAACGTTATTGATTCCCGATGCCGGGCCGGTGCCAACATACATAGTTGTGCCTGACGACACCCCGCTCGCGCCATCATGACGTGCTAGTGTCAGGGCAACACCGTTATAGGTGACGCCGGTAACGACTGCGACAAGGATGTCGCGAATACCGACCACGAGTGCATCGCACCCGGTGGCGTCGAATGGGATCATCAGCGTGGTTGCACTTGCTGCGGTGCCGCCGCCATGCGCGGCGCGTACAAATTGAATAGTCATTAAGCGGTTATGCTTTCGGTGCGCGGGTTGAATTTTCTACAGCGATAGTTGCCAGCTGTAGCGGACCGGGGTGCGTCGAAATATTCGCAGTTACAGATAATGCGAAGGTGTCGTTACAAAATTGAAGCATTACGGTCCTTATCTGTTGTTAATTTAGTTCTGGAATTAATTTAGCTCTGGCGTTTTGGGGACTGAATCTTTATCGGTGCGGCACTCTGCTTGGGTTCGCCGCGCGGTAGGCGGCCTGCTCGATCGCCCCGCCGACCTCTTTCGATACCGCCTCGCCCATTTCCTCGGTGGCGCCGACGATATCGCCAGCATTGCGGTTGGCGTCCGTCCGCAGCTGCTTCAGCTCGGCCAGCATCTGGGCATTGATCTCTCGCTGCGCGGCGCCTTCTGCGCGCAGCGCCTTCACCTCCGCCGCCAACACATCGGCGGACGCGCTAGAGCTGGCCGCATAACGCTGCACATCGAACGCCGGTGCGGCCACCAGTACCGGCGCGGCTTGGTTGACGATTGCCTGCTGGATGGCCGCCGCGGTGTCGTTCAGCTGGCCGAGGCCGGCCACCTGCTTGTCGAGCGCCGACAGCTGCCGCTGCGCATCCGTCATCTGCGCGCCGGCGATCGACGCCAGGCGGCCCATGTCGCCTTGCACCTTGGACTTGTCGCCGATGAAGGCCGCGCTTGAGGCGTTGATCACCTGGCTGGCGGTGAGGAAGGCAGTCGCGGCGCTTTGGGCGCCCGACGCAGCGGCCGAATCGGCAGGGCTGGCCAAGGCCTTGTCGACCGCAGCGTTGTACTGGCGTTGCGTCTCGAGGTACTTCTGCATCGGCGTCAGCGTCGACAGGCTGCCGAGGGCCAGGGAGTCAAGGTAGGCCAGCGTGCTGGTCTTCGTCGCGGTCAGGCGATCGATCGTTTCCTTGAGGGCGTCCGACGTGCCACCCGTCGCGTCCTTCAGCTGCCGCTGCAGGGCCACCTGGTCGAACAGGGCGCGGTTGGCCGGGTCGATCTCGAGGCGCGCCTTGGCCAGCTTCTGAGCCGACGTCAAGGTCAGGTCGTCCCACTCGGCCAGGAGATCCGCGCGCTCGTCGGCGGCCGAGCTGGTGACGTCCTTGAACGCCTGCTGCACGCCCATCAACATGGCGTAGGTTTTGGCGCCGGCCTCGGTGGTGACATCCAGGCCAAGGACGAATTTTTTGAACAGCTGCTCGGCGTCGGCACCTTCAGTGGACAGGCCGTACTGGGCCAGCACCGGGTTCAGCTTGGCTTTCTGGGCGTTGATCCGCTCCGCATCGGTGTAGAAGTTCTGCATGAACGACTTTGCCGAGGATGCAAATTCGTCGAGGCCGCCAGACAGCTCGACCAGGCGCGCCTTCGCTTCCACCGTCATACCGTCCAGGATCGACGCCATCTTGCCGGCGGAGCTGTACAGGCCCGTGGCGGTCTTGCCCATCGACGCGAACACGCTGTCGACCGCCTTGACGTCCGTAGCGACGCGCACCAGCGTTTCCCCGATGCCCTCGCCCATCTTCTGGAACTGTGCGATCGTCGGGAACAGTTCTTTCGTCACCGTATCGAAGGCGACGGAGACGCCGGCATTCAACGCGTCGGTGAGCTCCTGACCTTTCAGGTCGCGCAGGCTCACCGCGAAGTCGACGCTGATACCGTTGATCGCGCTGGTGAGGGTGGCGCCGTCCTTGCCGAGCTTGACGCCGGCGTCGACCAGCAAGTCGCCCATGTTGTCGAAGATGAGGGCGAACGGCTTCATCGCCTCCGCGCTCAGCGCCTTCGTGTTGGTCGACTTGCTGGTCGAGTCGCCATGGAACCAGCCGCCGTCGCTGGTCTTGATGACGTCTTCGTATTGGACGCCGCGGCCCTGTCCGGCACGCAAAGCGCCGAACGTGCCGCTGAACTTGACGCCGGTATCGTCGATGGTCGTCGTCTTGTCGGACCCGAAGAAGTTCGAGCTCGAGCTGTTGACGGTGCCGAAGGCGCTGCCGCCCGTGATGCCGGCCGTCTGCATGATGCCTTTGGCGGCGCCGCCCAGGGCGGTCTCGATATTGCGCAGCGCGGTGAGCATCGAGTTCTGGTAGTCCAGCTCGAGCGAGGCGTAGCTTTCCAGCATTTCGAGCGACTTGGCCATCGATTCCGACTTGGCCGTGCTGTCACCCAGCACGGTGCCGGTGCCCTGCACCTTCTGCTTTTCTTCGAACGACGGTGTGACCGCAGAACCGCCACCACCAATCCCGCCCAGCATCGACGCGCCGGCGGCAACGACAGCGGCCAGGGTCGCGGCGCCGGCGGCCAGGTTCCATGGGAACGGCAGCGAGGCGAGCGACTTGACGACGGCGGTGACGCCCCAGGCGCTGGCCTCGGTAGCGGCCAGCCCGGTCGATGCAGCCGTGGTGGCGGCCTCTCCGGTCAGCTTCGTTCCGTTCAGCGCGAGATTGGCCGCGACCTCGCCTTCCTTGAAGAATATCTTCTTGACCATGGCCTGCAGGGCCATCGCCATTTCATAAGCCCGGAACGCCTTCTCGGCGCCCTCCATCACCTTGTAGCCGGCGGTGTGCTCTTTGAAGAATTTCTTGCCGGCGCTGGCCATGTCGCTGTACTGGCGAATCTGGGCCATGGCAGCGGCCTGGGACGCCTTGGTCTCGGCCGCCTTGATTTTTACCGGATCGTTCTTCGCGTCATTCTTTTCTGCGGCCAGCTGGGCGGCGATCGCCGCCTGGGTCCGGCCGTACCCGCTGAGCGACGTCGTCATCTCTCCGATGGCCGCGCCCACCCTGCCGAACGATTCGGCCATGCCGGCCGCAGCCGACCGGGTGATCTCGTCGATCGACGTCATGATGTCCAGCAGCTCTTTCGCCTTGGTGACGTCCGAACCCTGCTCGAGCTTGTCGAGTTTTCCGAGTGCCGCCACGTTAGGCTTTTTGGCTGCAATCATTCGCTCGAGGTGGGCGACTTCCTTTTCGTCCAGTTCGAGCGATGCGCGACGCGCCAGGCGGTCCTCGAGGCGGGCCAGCGTCAGCTGCTCGATCTGCAGCTTGGTCATGCCGTAGGTGGCAACCAGCTCCTCATTCGCCGTGACTTCAGCCATCGCCGAAGCGTAGGCGGTGTTGCGGTCGTCGCTCAGTTCCTGGACGGCCTTTTTGACACCGGCCGCCGACAGCAGCTCGGCGTCCTGGGCTGCGACAACGGCGATCTGCGCGCGCGCGGCATCGATGTGGGCCTGCGACAGCTTGTTCTTACCGGTACCGATCGCTGCGTCGAGCTGGATCGTCATTTTCTGGGCGTCGGTCATGGCCGAATAGCCGGTCTGCTCGAGCTTGTTGGCGGCTATCTTCTCGTGGATCGAGGTCATCAGGGTCGTGTACGCACTTGCTTCCTGCTTGACCTGTGCTGCGGCGCCCTTGTCGGCATACTTGGCCCGGACGAACTTTTCCATCTCCGGGGTAATGCGCCCATATTTCTTGCGGAGCTCGTCCAGCTCGTAAGCAATTTTCTGGGTTGCCGTACCGTTTTTTCCCTGCCATTCGGCATATTCCGTAGTAAAGGCCAGATCCTTACTTTTCTTCTGGGCGGCCGCAAAATCACCCATCTCCTGGGTAACCGAATTAAGCCGCGCGCCCCAGACGCGCAGCATCTCGGTTTTTGTCCCGACATCCAGATCGGTCTGCTTCGAGATGCGATTGATCTCGCCCAGGATCTGTTCCCGTTTTTTCTCGCCTTCGGTCGTTGGCGCAGCGCCAGTCGTCATGCCTTTGGCGGCGAGCTCGTTACGCTCCTTCAGCTTGTCGATCTGTTTCTGGAGGTTGCCCAGGTAATCGTCGATCTCGTCCGCCAGCGTATTGGTGACCTTCTTTTCCGCCTCCGCGCCTTTGTCGCCCCATACCTGCCAGGCCAGGGCGCCGACACCTAGCAAGGTGACAACCGCGCCGATAGGACCGCCCAGGAAGGCGATGGCACCGCGCAGAATACCCATGGCGCGCGCACCGATCGTGGCCGCGGCGGTCTGGGCTGCGAGTGCGCCGGTGTGGGCGTTCGCCGCGACCGTCGCGGCATTGCCGGCGACAGCCTGGGCGGCCAGCGCGACGGTATTGGCCTCGGCAAGCGCGATCGCGCGCGCCTGGGCCGGGATCAGGCCGTTGGTGGCGATTGCGAGCGCGACGGCGCCCTCGGCGGCCAGGACGGACGCGCGCAGCTCGGCAACCCGGGCATTCGCCAAGGCCATTTCCGAGGCGGTGGCACGCACGTTGGCCTGCGCCTCGGCCAGCTTCGCCGCCGACGAAACGGCGGCGGCCTCGGTCGTCGCAACGCCCGACGCCAACGTCGCCGCGGCCAAGGCGCGATTTGCGGTCACGGCGCCGTAAGCACTGGTGGCCATGTTGCCAAGCCAGGTAGCGAGCTTGGCTGTCGCCACTGTCGCGACCGCGCCAGCAATGAGGGTCAGATTGTTTGCCAGTAGCCCGATCGCACCGGTCATGGCAGCAACCGCGCCGCTGGCTTGCGCCTGAACGCCAAAGAATTCCATGGCGTTGTTTTTCAGTACCGTGAAAGCGCCGCTGATGGTCTCGACCTGTTTTGCTTCCTCGCGCAGCGTGGCCAGCGCCTTAGGCAGCACGTCGGCCATGATTTTCGACGTGATCTCGCCGTTCTCAGCCATTTTCTTGAGCGCACCGACAGGAACGCCGATGCCGTCAGCCAAGGCCAGCATGAGGCGCGGGGCCGCTTCGTTCACCGCATTGAATTCTTCGCCGCGCAGCGTGCCGGACGCGAACGCCTGCGCGAGCTGCAGCTGGGCGGAAGCCGATTCGGTCGCAGTCGCACCGGACACTTTGAGCGCCAGGTTGACCGTTTCGGTGATGTCGGCGACCTGCTTTTGAGTGGTACCAAGCTCACGGGTACCGTTCGCGATGCGGGCGTAGAGAACGCCCGTCGAAGCGAGGCCTTGCTGCGCGTCGTTGGCGATCCGCTTCACATCCGCGTATGCGGCGCCGTACTCGCGCTGCGACTGGGTCGCGAGGCGCAACTGGGCCGTGAACTTGGCGTATTCGTCCGACATCTGGACAACTTGGGCGACACCGGCGCCGATACCGATCGAGGCAGCCAGGTTGCGCATGGCGCTTTGCACGCTGGCCGCCAGGTTGCTCATCGTCCGGGCGACGGTGTCGATCTCGCGGCGCGACTCCGCAGCGCCGTCGACGCCGATGCGGATGATTGCTCCAGGGGTCCCGCTGTATCCCATATGCTCGCTGTTCCCTACCGTTGTTTGGCCCACTCATCGAGAGCGGCAAATTCCATCGCCTGAACTGTTGCGAAGTACACCGGCCTATCCTTCTTCCGGATCGCCTGGTGACTCATGCACTCCCTCACTCCGCTGTAGTCCAGACGCGTGCGGATGCCGTTATCTGTGAACCACTGCGTCTGAACCGAGAGCCACAGGCTCCAAATCCCGCAGTTTTCCGGCCAGAGGCAGAACTCATCCTCGACCGGCTTATCATTACCAACTACGTAGAAGCCAAAGCCGGCCGCGTCTGCTTCGAGGCGCTCGGCGGCCGGCGGGTCATCAGCTACCGGGAACCGTAATTGCCCGCCAGCCAACAGCCGCGCGGCCTCTACAAGTTTTTTGCTTTTGCGCCGCTTTCCTTCATGTAGGAGGCCACGGCAATGTCCAGCACGTTGGCGGCGCCGAACATGACTTCTTTCGCCTCCTGGTCGCACGGTGCGGGCTGCTTGACTTCGTCGAGGACGAAGTTTTGGTTGGTCCAGCCTTCGGTGATACGGATCATCGTGTCGCGGATCTTCTCGTTCGTCGGAATGCCGTCGCCATTCTTGATGCTGGCCTGGAATTCCTCCACCGTCAGACGCTCGCAGGTAAGCGAAAAGTTGAAGCGCTTGGTTTTCTCGCCGTCCTGGATCTCGAAGATCATCGGGACACGAACCCTGTCCGCCACTGCCAGTTGATATTTGCTCATGTGTTCTCGTTTCGATATGGGAATGAATAGATGCCGACCAGGTGGTGCAGTCGCCTGCACCACCCTTCTCTTACAGGCAGACCAGGCGGATTTCGTCGTTGCCGGCGACCGGGATGAACTTCAGGTCGAAGCCGACATAGCGGATGCCTTGGACATCCACCTTTTTCGGATTCGACAGTTGCACGGACGGGCCGTAGATCAGGATGCTGTTGCCGGTGATGAGGCCGATCTTGAGGGCGACGCTGATCTCTTCGCCGGCGCGGACCTTTGCCAACATGGCGACTTCCTGCGCAGCAGTCAGCTGCAGCTCGGTCGAGCCCGTGACTTCGCGGTCGGTGATGTCGGCCTCGTTCAAGCTCAGGTTCGAATGGAACTCGACCTTGTTGCCCAGGTTGACGTCGAGACCCGTGCTCGGATAAACGGTGCCACCAGCAATTGCCCCTGCGGCGTACACGCCGCCGAAGGTCATGTCGACCACGTTTTCCTTGATCATCGCCACCGGCTTTTTCCATGCGGTCAGGGTGGCAACCTCGTTCGGCGTTGCGGTGATCGCGCCGGCCACGCCGGTGAATTCATACTTCAGAGACGGCGTGCCGCCCTTCTTCGCCGACAGGGAGACATTGCCCATCGAGCCCAGCGCTTTGTGCAGGACGCCGTCGTCGTAGTAATAGACCGTGGCATCCTTCAGACCAGTGGAGATCGGCGTGTATTCGACGCGGTCCGGCACGGTCAAGGCGCCTTCGGCCATGGCACAGGCCATGTTCAGCTTGCCCCAGGCCGGCGGCGTGGCAGCGGCGCCCGAGCCCGCCAATGCGACGGTGATCTCGATCTTCACGCTTGCAGCGCCCATCAGGTCGGCACTTGCGCCGAAGAAGCCTTTCATGGCGGGATTCGCGATCTTCTCGAGCTCGAGCGGAGTGATCGCCATTTCCGAGACGAGCACCGCATTCGCAGCGCCGGTCGGCACTGCATCCTCGCCGGCGTTGGTCGCCAGCTTGACGAGGATGACGGTGTTGCGAATACGACGGGTATTTGCGCCCATGGATTATTCCTTCACTTCTGCTGCTGGTTGTTCGGCGGGCTCGTTCGAGACCCAGTCCCACTTCACGCGATCGAAGGTCCAGCTGCCGCCGCTTGGTGGTGTCGGGATGGCGCGCTCTTCGACTGGCGCGTCCTGTGCTTTTTTCGTCATGGTTGTTCCAGAGTGAGGTTGTTGGTTTGGTGCATCACCGGGTACGACATACGCACCCAGCCGGTTCTCTGCTGCTCCGCGTTGTATTCGGCCTCGATCATTGGCTCACCGATGTCCGTCACCAGGTCGCCCAGCGTGCGGTCGGCCGCAATGCGCTCGTACACCTGCATCAGCAGCGGGTCGACGGCCAGGTCAGCGCTGGTCGTGGTCGTGCGTGCGTAGCATTCGATCGTGAACTTGGACTCCCAGTCCACGGGCGCACCGAAGATCGCTCCTCGCGCCGGCAGCGCGCCGTCGAACTGGACGTTGATCGCGTCCGGAAACTCCTCGGCCAGCTGGCGGTCGCGCGCCCGGAAAATCTGCTGCGACAACGGCGGCTCGGCTTCGAGCAAGGCGACGAGCGCTCCAGTGATGCGCGCGAAAGCGGAAAAGCTCATGCCAGCTCCAAGAGCAGGACGGTGATGTCGCGATCGGAGTTTTCGGCGTCAATGCCTGCCACCCGGTACGCGGTGCCGTCCTCAAGCAGCAGCGGCTTGCCGACCGGGCTGGCCGGTACCGAGGTCGCCGGCAACGTGAAGGCTGGGCGAGTGGCTGCAAAACCCATCCCGCTACCCTCGACCAAATGCTGCTTATCGAAGATCCCGACCACGGGCGCACCGGCAAGCGTTGCGTTGTCGGCAAACTCGGCGGCACTAAAAAATATAGTCAGGTCTTCTACGAACATGGGAATCCGCGATCAGGCTGCTGGTTGGTCGGAAGTGCCAGGCGCTACCGACTGGTCGGCGGCGGCGTCAGCCTTCGCTTTCGCGGCGGCGTCAGCGTCAGCCTTCGTTTTCGCCGCGCGCGGGTCGGCCGCTTCCGCGGCGCCCGCATCGATCAGCGCGGCCGCTGCTCCGCGATCGATGTCGACCGTGTCGCCAGGCTGGAGGCGCTTCCCGTCATGCCGGGTTGGGTGGAGGATCGCGATTTTCATCAGGCAGCCGCCGGCACAGCGTTGGTGATCAGGAAGCCGGCGGTCGGCGCAGCCAGGACAGGCGCTTCGGCACGCGTGACCGGGTAGATCCACGACTTCGCGCTGCGGTCGTAGTACGGCTCTTCTACGTCCGGGTAGCCGTTGAGCTGGTAGGTGTAGCCGTAGCTCGGCAGGCCGCCCGATTGCACGCTGGCCAGGTTGGTGTACGCAACAATGACGTCGCGACCCCAGACGTCGATGAAGTCCGATCCGTCGTCGTTCGCGTAGATGGCATCGCCAACGGCTACGCGCTCGACACCGAACAGCGCCGCCAGCAGTTCCTTCGTTGCAACATCGCGACCCGTGTACTTGATGCGCTCCAGGACCTTCGGGTGGTTCTTCAGCTTGGCGAACACCTGGGCGCCCAAGGTAACGGTGTTCGGGCGCTTGCCCGTGGCGGAGCGAATGCGCTCCTTGGCGGCTTCGATATCGTCGATCGGGTCGCTCGTTGCATCGGTCCACTGGTCCGAACCAGACAGAGCGACCTTGTTCGCGCTGCCGTAGCTCGCAGGATTGCGGGCCAGGTCAGCGGACTGCTTTTCCAGGCGCAAGGCCATGATCGCGCTGACGTCATTGATGGTGCCGGCGCTAAGGTCAATGCCAGGGCCGTTCGCAGCTTCTTCCTGAACTTCCATCGGGAGCACGCCTTCGAGGGAGTAGTCGGTCAGAGCGTACGGGGCACCGGCATAGCCGAAACGCACGCGGCGCGTGTTTTCGCCAGGCGCGCGTTCGCTCTGGTACAGCATGAACGCTTCCTTACCGAACTGGATGATCTTTCCGGCGCGCAGATGCACGGGCACGGTCGGGAACAGCATCGACCCGATCATTTCGTTGTTCTGGTAGCCCTGGGCGACCGTGCTGAGGACTGGATCGACGATGCGCGCCTGCGCGGGATTCATTTGTGGCATGTGATGCTCCTGAATTAGTTAGGGATGACCAGGACTTCGATCTGTTCGCCGTCAGCCACGGCGGCGGTGAGAGCACGGCCGACGGTGATGCCAGCGGCCTTGGTGACCACCTTGCCCGCGGCGCCCACTTCCACTGCTGCGCCGAGCGCGATCGCGCCGCCAGCGGTTGCGAGGGCAGTGCCCAGCGCGGTCACCGGCAGGCGCTCGCCCGCAGCAGCGGCCCCGGTGTTGGTAAAGCCGACCGCGTTGCCACCGGCGGCGGCAACGTTGCCGGCGGCGCTGATGGCACGGTTTTGACCGATTGCCGCGACGGCGATAACGCCGATGGTGAGTACTGCGAAATTACCTTTGGCCATGTTCAGGCTCCCTGTTGGATGTGTTTCACGGCGGCGACATAGCCGACGCCCGGGTTGGCGGCCATGTACTCTTTGGCCTTGGCATCAAGATCGGCACGCGAAAGCGGCTTCTTCTCTTCCTCCGCCTGCGACACGGCCGCAGGCGGCGTCAGTGCGAGCGGCTTTGGCGCTTCATTGGCTGCGGCCGCGGCGTGCGCGGTGCGGGACGCCTTTTCTGCTGCCAGCACGGCCATGGCTGCATCGCCGCCGGTCGACTTGCCGTCGAACTTGAGCGTGTTGATCAAGGCCTCGTGGCCCGCAATGGTTTGGGCTTCGATGGCCTGAATGCGGCTGCGCTCAGCGGCGGCACCTTCGGCGCGCAGTTCAGCCGCGAGGGCCGGGTGTTGCGCTTCGATCTGGTCTTTGTTCACGGAACTTCCTTTTGGGATGGTGGTTTGCGAATGGTTGGTCCACGCTGGGCCGGCGCGGTGCGGTGTCGCTGCGCGGCCCGACACGCCGCGGTCCTGATTCAATTTCTCGATTAGTGCTTCGAGGGACATGATCCCGTCGACCAGGCCGGCGTCGAGTGCCTGCTGCCCGGTGAAGATGCGGCCTTCCGCCATGTCGCGCAGGACGACGTCCGCGCTGACACCGCGATACTTCGCGACGTCGCCCACGAACATCGAATACATGTAGTCGAGTTGCTCCTGGATTGACAGGCGGCCGTCTTCCGAGAGCGGCGCGTACTGGCTGGCCACGCGCTTGAACTTGCCGGCCGTGAGCTCGGTCGTCTTGATGCCGCGCGCGGCTTCGGCCGCGCTGATGTCCTTGTGGGCGCCGACAATGCCGATCGAGCCGACCGACGTAGTGCCGTCCGCGATGTAGACGGCGCTCGCAGCGCTGCCGAACCAATACGCCGCGCTGGCCATCGTTCCGCTACCCAAGGTGACAATCGGCTTGTCGCCGCGCGACTCGAACACGGTCTCCGAATAGGTCTGCGTGCCGTCGACCGTGCCGCCCGGGCTGTCGACGTACTGGATGATGCTGTGGACTGCGGAATCCCTCTTCGCATCGATCAAGCTCTGGCGCGCCAGCTGGCTGCTCGCGCCGCCAGAAATCTGGCTGAACATGTTCATTTTTTTGGCGACCACGCCTTCGATGGCGATGATCGCGACGCCATCGACGATGTCATAAGCCCGCTGCTCGTTGGCCAGCGGCCGGCCAAGCCGGGCCTCGACTGCCGCGATGTCGATCTGTTCGCCGCGCACGTGCGAGGCATAGATCGCCTGCAACTCGAGGAGCTTGCCGGGTTCTATGGCCCAGGGACCGGAGAGAACATCAAGAATTTTCATCGAATTATTTGGCAATCGAATAGCTGAGCTGAGGCATGAACTTTACCGAGCGGCCCTGTCTCAAAACAGGGCAAATTGAGACGACTTCGCGCGCTATTGTTCAGGCGTTGCCGGCGGATCAGCAGCAGGGCCAGGACCGGTTGCAGGCGCCGCCCGACCCATCGGCGGCAGGTAGATTCCATCAGCCTTTTCGGCCTTGATTTCCTTCACCCTCTGGGTGTGCTTGGCCTGCCAGCCGACGCCGTCGTGGAGGATGCTTTCGGCATCTTTCGTGCTGATCCCCATGTCGACGCGCTTCTGTGCAGCGTCGACCTCTTTCACAGGGTCGATGCTGCCCGGGCCGTCGCCGGTCCAGATGGCTTTGCACCAGGCGGCGCGCACGACGTCGCTGGAGAAGAACCCTGGTGCGCTGATGCGGCCCTCGGCCACCTCGTCCGATAGCCACAGCTCGTACACTGGTTGGCACAGGTAGGTCGCCAACATGTCGCGCCGGGCCCGGAAGGTTTTCCACGCCATCAGCAGCGCGGCACGGGCGGCGCTGTAGCTGCTCTGGAAGTGCATCGTGAGCACTTCGAACGGCAAGTCGAGCGCCATGCCGATCTGACGCACGATCGCGCTCCAGAATGGATCGAATTCAGGATTCGGCCGGCCGGGCGAGCTGGTTTCGATGCTCTCGCCCGGGAGCAGGTTCACGGCCTGTCCGGATTCCATTTTTCCGCTCCACCGTCCGGCGTTTTCGACGATGGCGCCCTGGGCGTCTTCATCGAACAGCTGGTCGAAGGCATCCGGATCCATCTTGACGAACACGCTGAACAGGCTGCTCGTGACGGCTGCATTGAGCTCATTGTCCGTCCAGGCGGCGAGCTGCTTGAGCGGTTCCAAAATTGGTGCGATCAGCGGAACGCCACGCACCTGGCCCGGTCGCAGCGGCTTGAACAGGTGCAGAACGTTGCGCCGCCCGGTGCTATCGCCGCGCATCGCAACGCGTGTCCATGCGTTGCCCTGCACCTGCCTGTCACCGGGGTGCTGTCGCGCGACCTGCACGGCGACGGTTTCACCGGTCTCCTCGCTGATCTCGATTCCGTCGATCAGGGTCAGCGTATTGGCGCCCCGATTCGGGTTACACACGCGATCGGCCTCGAGCAGCTGCAAGGCCAATCTCGCCACACCGCCGGCGCGCGCAATACGTGGCGTGATAACGAAGGCATCGCCGCTTTCGAGCATCGTCCGAAACCCGAGGTCCTGGATGCCGTAGAAATTCAGGTGGCGCGCGACGTCGCAGTCCGTCGACTCCGCCCAGATGTCGAAGCGAAGCTTGGTATTAGCGGCCCATTCCGCCGCCTCGTCGTCCGTAATTCCCAGGAGGGCGGCGGACGGCGCCGGCGTCAGGGCGAGGCCGGTGCCGACGACATGGCTGACCGTGGTGTTGATAGCGCCCAGAGCGAGCGGCGCGTTACGCATCTGGTCGCGGCTGCGCGCGCGCAGCGCCGGAAGGTCGGCAATGATGTCGGTGGTGGCGGATCCGCCGGTGGTAAGCCAGCGGCTCAGCGCGGCGCGGTCGACCCGGGCGCCCGTGTAGCCGCCGCCCAGGGCGAGATGGGCGCGATCTGCCATGCGCTGGCGCGCTACCTTTGGCGCCACGTAGGCGATCGCTTTGTCGAGCAGGTTCTGCTGAACGAGTGGGTTAGGTTTGCCGGTCATGATCAGCCCCCGACAATGGTACGGCGGCGGCTGCGGCCACGGGCGGCGCCCGACAGGTCGACTACGCGCGCATTCCAGGATCTGATGCCAACCTGGATGGCCGCGAGGTCCGCGCGCGTCAGCTTGCGGCCGGCGATCTCGTACGACTGATTGGTGAGCACAGCCTGTTCCGCTGCAAGGTAAGCTTCCAGCTGTGCCTGGGCCTGCGAGAGTGTGATTCCTGCCATAAATGTCGCCTCCAATGATGAGGCGAGTTTATGTACTCATCCGTTCTCAAAACAGGGCAAATTGAGACGACTTCAGGCGGTGCCGCGTTTCAGCACGCGATACAGGGTGGCGCGGCTGATCTTGTGTTTGGCGGTCACCTCCTCGGTGCTCATCCCGGTGACGCCGTCGGCGAAGATCATCTTGCGCTCGAGCGCCGTCGCGGATTTTTTCCGCTTCGGGATCCGGACGCGCAGGCCGCCGAACTTTTCGCGGATGCCCTGCTCGATCACGTTGGCCGACTCGATGTCGAGCCCGCTTTCCCGGCAGGCGGCGATGATGATTTCAAGGATGTCCGGTTCAGGATCGGTGTTCACGCGCCACCCCTCCGCAGTCCTCGCAACGATATCCGGCCGCTGCTGACCAGGGGCTTCGCCGGCGCCACCGGTACAGGCTGGGCCACGGCGACCGGTGCGGGCGGCGCCGGCACCACGCTGACTTCATCAGCAGACGGTAACGCTGCAGGCGCCGCGATCGCCAGCACCTCCTCTACGATTTTGAACAAGTCCCTGTTCGGTGGGCTCAGCTTGTTCCGCCGCGATTGCCAGTAGCTTTCGGATTTCTTGTCCAGCCCGAGGTGGTAAGCTGCGGCCAGGTTGTACACCATCAGATCGAGCGCCTCGTTGCGGTCACCCTGCTTTTTCTCCCATGCGCTGACCTTACGGCCGCGCTTGTACAGGTTGATACGGAACTCTGCGGTGAGCTGCTTGTAGTAGTCCTCGGGTAGTTCCTTGAAGAAGTGCACGGCGCCCGGGCCTGACGCGCGCTGCCAGCGGCTGGCCAGGTAGTCCTTGGCCGTGTCGGTACCGATGAACCACAGCTGGCCGCCGCGCTTCTCTACCTTGCCGCGGTGGTTGATGTCGACGACCGTCGGCTTCTTGCAGATGATCGGTCGGGCCGGCCTAGACTCGCCCTTGATCGCGAAGACGCCACGGCGCCGGCGCGTGTAGGTGTAGTTGTAGACGTCCTGGGTATGGCCGCCGCCGCTATCGACGAAGGTCGCTTCGATGCCCATCATCTCGCCGTGCGCATGCCGATACTTGGTGCCAATCAGCTCGTCGGCACGGATCCATGTCGCGTCCTCACTCGGCGAGCCGTGGATGATTTGGTAGTCGACCACCCAGCTTTCCATGCCCTCGCCCCATGCCACGCACTTGAACTCGAGGCGGTCGTTCTGGGTGTCGATCGCCGCGGTCAGCACCAGTCCGCCAGCGGGTACCGTACCGAGGCGGTAGTTTTCCGCGCGGTCCATCAGGTCCTGGTACTTGGCCTGCTCTTTTTTACGTTCCCACGACCGCGCCAGGCGCGTGTTATAGAACGTGATCATCAGCTCTTCGCTACCCTCGTCCAGCTTCACCTTCGCCGCAGCGTATTCGCGCAGCATGCCGAGCCAGGAGAACCAGCCGTACGGGTGGAACATGCCGCTGATGGTGACACTGACCGTCTCCCCATCACCAGGCACGCCTTCCGACCAGGCGCCGCGCTCGAACATGCGGCCCTTGTCGCTTTCGTAGTGCATGGCGCCGCACTCAGCGCACGGGTACATGGCCACCTCGCCGTCCTCGCTCAGTACCAGGCGCTCGAACACCAGCGGTTGCTCGAACCCGCAGTGCACGCAGTCGGCCAGGGCCTCCTGCCGCGAGCCCTTCTCGTACAGCGCCTCGATGATCGACTCGTCCTTGATGGTCGGCGAGCTGGGGAAATATGACTTGCGATTGCGTTCGAACGTCGTCTGACGGGCCTCGGCCAGGGCCACTGGATCGCCCTCGCCGTTGACGTTCGCTTCCGCGCGGTCGACCTCATCGAACAGCACACGGCGCGCCGGCACTTCCGACAGGTTGGCCGCTGCACCGGCCGTGACGATGTACAGGGCGCCGCCGGTGTATTCCTTCGTATCGAGCGTGTTGACCGCATCCCGCGAGCGCGGCGTCGCCACGCGCTCCGCTACTTCCGGTACCGCGGCGATGGTCTTGGTGATACGCGCGCTGGTTCGCTTGGCCAGCTTCCCGGTCGGCAGGATCCACAGGAAGTTCGCCGGCGACTGGTGCACGCTCGAGCAGAACCAGTTCAGCCCCACCTGGGTCTTGAGCATCTGCGAAGCGCCCATCAGGACGACGCGCTTGCACGGGTGCGCATCCGACAGCGCCTGCATGACGAAGCGGGCATGCGGCGTGCGCGCAACCCGGTACTTGCCGTACTCGTTCGCACCAGTGTCTTTCGGGATGATCATGTACTGTTCGGCCCAATCGTCGACCATCAGGTTCGGATCGGGCTGCAGGCCGCGCGCGAACGCGGCGTTGACCGTATCGACAGCGGGCATCATTCGACGACGCTCTCCTGGTCGACCTGCACACCCAGCTTCACGCTGATCCGCTGCGCCATGCTTTCGAGCAGAGCCCGGTGCTCGCGGTCGATGACCTGTTCGCAATCGTGCGGGCTGGCAAGGCCGGCCACGTCGGCCGCGATCCGCCTTGCGCAGTTGGTGAGCCCGTCACGCAGGGCCCTGGCGATTTCGAAGAAGGCCGCGTCGACCTCAGCCTTGACCAAGAACTTGCCGGCCGCCTCGCCCAGCCGGATCTCCGCCAGTGCCGCCTCCGCCGCCTCCCGTTTCGCGCGGCTTGTGTCATACCCAGGCACCTTCAGGGCTGGTTCCGTACCTCCGGCACCTCCCGGACCCGCCGCGGCTGCGGGCTGCGCCCCATTTGCCAGCAGGTCAGGCCGGTTGCCGTTCGCGCGCTGGCGGGTATTTTTTTTGTAGAGGTGCGTCGCGTACTCAGGGTCGACCTTCTTGTCGGTGACTGGGATCTCGCAACGCGCCACCGCTTCGTACGCGGACTGGCGGGAAATCCCTATGGTCTTGGCCCACTCGGCGATGGTTGTCAGGTTTGGCATGTGTTTCGGTACTTGTCAGGATGTTTGTCAGGAAATGTTTTTGGGTTCCGCTAGTGCGCCGACGGGGTCTGAACTACCCTCGGTAACCATGTTGCTTGGGAGTACCTAAAGGGGGGTGCCTCTAGGCAACAACTTCGAAGCCCCGGGATGACCTCAGGCGCGCCGTCGTCAGCGCCTTGGCCAGCTCCGTACGGAAGTGACCAGGGAAGCGTGCGCGCGCAGTCGACTCGCCGATCTCGAAGAACTTCAGGATCGGACGGTACGTGGCCCGCGGTGCGAACACGAAGACCGGCTTAACGGTGGTTCCCTGCGCTGCCCTGCGCTTCGCGTACACACCAGGTTGCAGCCCACGGCGAGCCTTCGCCAGGGCGAAGTAGACGACGCCCTGGCGCGTGATCGTGCGGTTCGACCGCGAGCTGCCCGTCGCCCGGGATTCATAGCCACCGCCGCGCTGAAGCCGCAGCTGCGAGAGGATCTGGACGATCTGGCTGCGCTTTACATTGCCGTTCGCATCGAGCTGGGCGCCCACGGCCGGCACGGCCACATAGCCGGCGGGCATGAGGCGCGCGGCTTGAAGCAGGCGTTCCATTCCCTTCTGGCGGCGCTCGCCACCGAAGATCTGCGGCGCCAGGTAGCGATCAGCCGGCGTGCCCTTGCCCGATGGGTTGTCCTTGAGCCAGACCCGGGCCTCCAGGTTGTCCCGCGTGGCGCGCTTGAGGAAGGTGCTGTTGAGCGTGTAGTTGGTCGGACGGTCAAATGCCCGGCGCATTTCCTTCTTGATCTCGGGCTGCACATCCTGCGCCGTGCGGGTGAGCGCCACGGCGGCAGCGTACTGGCCCTGCCGACCGAAGGCCTGGATGCGGGCGGCGATCTCGGGAAAGTTGTGCGTGATGCTGATTCTCATTGTGGGACCTTTACAGGGGTTATCAGGCAAAGTTCGAGACCGTGTTACGTTGAAACCCGCATGGATACTGGCTCTTAACAGAGTTATCAGGGTTAACAGGGTATTGATTACACGCACGAAGATTCGTTAGTGCTTGGCCCTGTTGAAGCGAATTCGTTACGTGCGCGCGCCCGACCCCTGTTAACCCTGATAACCCTGTTAAACCCGCATGGATACTGGCTTTCAGCGTTACAGCCGAGGCCGCTTGGGTGTTAACCCCTGTTATCGAATGGGCGTGTTTCATGCAGCACCCTTGATATCGGCGAGCTTGAAGAAGCGTTCGCACTGCTGGCTTAGCGTTTCCGGTGCCTCGTCCTCAGGCTGAGGCACGTGCAATACGGTCAGCAGCTTCTTGGTCGCGCCGCCGATCGCCACCCACTGTCGGTCCTTCTTCACGCGCTGGGCGATCAGCTCCGAGAACTTCGTCAGGGAGAGGGCCTTGAACCCGAACCGGCTGCAGTACCGGCCATACATCACGTACAGGTGCTCGGAAAGGCAGGAGCAGTACGGCACGCTCAGGTCCCCGGCCTGCCAGGCCAGGTAGAAGGCCTCCCAGTCCGGGCGGCCGAAGTTGATCATGCGTTCCTTCGACGCGGTCATGATCGGCTTGGTGTGTGGCGTGAAGCCGTCCAGCGGATATTCGAGCAGGAAGGCATAGAACGCCTCGCTCAGACCATCGGCCAGCGCAGCCTGAATCTGTGCCAGCAACGAGGGGTCGAGGGGATTGCGCGCCTCAGCTACCTGGAAGCGGCGGTCCTCAGGCTCGATCGGCACCGCCTGGAACTCGTTCGACAGCATCACCACGTTCATGTGGTTCGCCTCGGTCCGGTCATCCTTGAATTTCTGGCTGATCGGCATGTCGCGGCCGGTGATCATGTGTTTGATCAGGCCAAAGTGGGAGTACTTGTCCTGCCTGGACAAAATCTCCTCGAACAGGACAAATAGCTTCTGCGACCGCCAGTGCGTGTACTGGGCCTCGAGCTGATGCTGGCCGCCGGTCGCGCCGTGCGCGCCGTAGATCGGTTTGACGATGCCCTCAAAGAACAGGCTCTTGCCGGTGCCCTGCTTCTCGCCGAACATCAGGATCGCCGTTTGCATCTTGGCGCCCGGGTTCTGCAGCGGATAGGCCAGCCAGCACAGGATCCAGTGGAAGATCTCGTCGCAGTTCGCCTCGCTGCTGCACAGGCTGTGCAGCAGGCCCAGGGCCAGCTGCGCCTTCGCCTCGTCCTTCTTCGGCTTGAGCGGGAAGCCCTCGAACATGTTGATATGCGTGTCGAGGTCAACCCGCTGGGTCGGGTCAAAGACCAGCTTGTCCAGGTCGACCTCACGGTGCATCGGGTGGCTGATCCAGCGCGAGGCCAGGTCGGAGCTGCGCGCCAGGGCCATCGCATCGTAGGCGATCACGGTGCGCTTTTCGGCGTCCCATACAGTTTTGGTCCCGTACAGCAGCGTGTACCGGTCCAGCATCATGACGATGTGGTTATCGGCCCCCGCTCCCCCGTCGTCGACGGCGACGCCGCGGATCGTCTTGGGCAGGTTGCGCGGGCTGATGGTGCGCCGCTCGGCGTGCGTGGACCAGGCCAGCGCGCCTTCCTTACCGACCATGTCGACGAACGCCGGCCGCTTCATGCGCAGCTTGTTCAGTGAGTCCCAGACGTCGGTCGAACCTTGCACCAGGGCGCAATGCGCGAGCGCCCACGGGAGTGTGAAGATCCCCGTCATTATTGGCGCCTCTGGTGCCGAGGGGGACGGGGGAATCCGCTGGGCGCCTTGCTCCTGAAGGGAGGCGGGAAACGCATCGGGCGCATCGTTCCGCGGCACATCGTCGAAGTGCGCAGGAACGTCATCGCCGGCGTCGGCGCCGGCCAGTTCGCCGATGAGGGCGCGGGAGCGCGCGGCCAGCACCTGGTCGCGCACCGCATCGAGCGATTCGGCCATGTACAGGTCGTTGAAGTCGGACCACTTGTCATCGACGCGATCGGCGAACTGGGGGCAAACCACCGAGGCGTTGCCGACAGCCCGGGCCGCAGCACGCGCACGCGAAATGCCAGCATTCTCGAACTTGCACAGTGCGACCTGACGGCCGGCGCGAATATCGGCCTCGATATAGTCGGTGCCGGTGGTGTCCTTGCGCCAGGTAGCGCGCACGCGTACGACGTCTCCACCTTTGGACTGTAGCTCGTGGTCGGCGCCGTCGATGACCGGCACCCACTCCGCGTCGAAGTCCTTCAGCAGGGCTTCGGCCAAGCGCGCGATGATGCGCATGTCGTCGTCGGCCAGGAAGAGCAAGTGCGCGTTCGGGAAGTCGCGGCGCAGCTGCTGCGCAACTGCCAGCAGATTACCCGCGTTGAAAGCGACCATTGCCGGCGTATCGAAGCCGGTGCCCATGCGCACGGTCTCGCACGTGGCGTAACCCTCGCCGATCTCGATCAGCGGCGTGCTGGCTGCGATGGTGCCGAGCAGGCAGCAGGCGCCGATCATGTCGCCGCCGGTGCTGAAGCGCTTAGATCCGTCGGATTCAATTCGCTGCAGTGCGGTTAGCACGGCGGCGGTGGCGCTGTATTTGCGGGCCGGCACCAGCAGCTGGCCGCTGGCCGTGACTCGCGTGCCCTCGGTGCCGACGCGCTTGCGCTCGAGGTAGGCGTGTGGTTTCTCGGCAGCGCCGCGCCAGTCGGCCCGCGCTCGGCCAGCGGCCAGCTCGGCAGCGCGCCGTTTCCGCTCATCCGACAGCTGCTGCTGCTCCGCCTGCTTGCGCTCGGCCTCCGCACGTTCCGCCGGCGTGACGCCTTCCCAGTCGATGGTTACGGGCACGGCGTTTTGCTCTTGGCCCTGCCAGATGCCATACGCCCCAGTCACGACGCAGCGGCCACTGCTGAGCGTCAGCTCGCGCAGCACGTACCAGGCTTTCTTGGCACGCCCGAACCGATGGATTTTCCCATCGAGCAGCGGGTGACCAGACGGCAGGCTAGGCAAGCCCGAGCCGGTCATCTGGTCGATAACTTGCTCAAGCGTTGCCATTTGCAGCCTTCTGTTGCAGGATCTCGATCAGCATTCCCTGGTAGTGGCACAGGGCGCGCAGGCCTTCCTCTTCCGTACGCGGACCAGAGCGGATGTGACGACGCTCAATCGGTTTCCTTGTCGTATCGTGTGGACGCTCCAATGCAGCGGGCATATCCTCTAGCGGGGCGTTTTTTGTCATCGTGCTTTTTTTTAGCGTGGAATGGGCGGATTGCATCGCGCCGGATCAGCGCTGTGCCATCCCTTCGAGGCGGGAAACGACACTCTCCAGCGCGCACTCGGCGCGCCGAACCTTTTCACGAATTCGATCTACTTCCGCCCGCGTAATGCGCCCATCGGCCAGCGCCTGGTTGATCTCGGTGCCGACTTCCCCATTCGTCTGCCATACCTGGGTAATCATCTCGAGCACAGCCATGTCGCCTGCCGTCGCGCCCTCTTCCACGCGCACACACACATAGCCATGGTTGGCCGCCAGGGCGTGCAGGATGTCGTGCACTCCAGTGACGCCCATCAAGCGATCTGCCTCGTCCAGCGTCGGCTTGTTCGTCGCGCTGTTTGGGTTTGCCTTGTTGCGCAGGATGGCCGCCGACAGACCCATACGCGGCGCGAGCGCCTCACAGCCGCCTGGAGCGTCATGGACAGTTTTGTGGAATGCGTCGAGATGGTTCATGCGGGAAGACCTTCATAAAATGGTGTGGCGAAACTGCACAGCTGCAATGATTCACAAATGAAAACGTCAATCACCTTCAGTTTTGTGACCCGTACCGCAGTGGGTAAGCAGCGGTGGTCCGTAAATATCGTCGTACGAAACTGCGTGACCCAAGGTTGCCGCGTACACAATCAAGCGCTTCGCGATCTCCGGCGGCACACTCTGGCCACGCTCGTAATTCGAGACATTTCCTTGTGTGACGCCAATAGCGTCAGCCATCACTTCTTGCGTAACGCACAGGCGCGTCCGGAGGGATTTGATCGAGTTCATAACCATATATTAGTCCGACTAATGATAAGTGTCAACAGTCGGACTAATTGCTGAATATTAGTTTCGCTTATATCCTCCCGCGCATGCCTGCCCTTCCACTAACCCAAGAACAACTCGGCGACGCTGCCAGGTTGAAACATCTCTTTGCAGCCTGGCAAAAGGCGCAGCGCGAAAGCGGCTTGCCGTCGTCACAAGAAGCCATCAGCGACCTGCTGGGCTTCACGCAGAGTGCCCTCAGCCAATATCTCAATGGCCGCATCCCACTAAACGTAGAAGCTGCATCGAAGTTTGCAAGCCTGCTGCAGACCCAGATAAATACCTTCAGCCCCACGCTTGCGGAGCAACTGGATCAACTTGGCGACTCAGCGGACCTGCCCTCCCTACGATCGATGACGCGACGGGCAACCACGGTCTCACTGGACGATGTCGACGAGCGCGAGATGGTCGCTGTGAAAAGCGTGAACATCCGCGTCGAGGCGGGATTTCCAGGATTCGAGGCAGACCATGAGTTTGAAGACGGCGGACTGATCCATATCCCCCGCCGCGAAGTCGAAAGTAAGAACTGGCATCCTCAATGCCTTCTCGCCATCAAGGTACGTGGCCACAGCATGCTGCCAGTATTCGCAGAGGGTGACACTCTAGTAATCAACGTTGCTGATCGCCGACTAGTTTCGGGCGAAGTCTACGCGGTGAACTGCGAGGGCAAGCCAGTTGTAAAGCAGATGGTTTTCAAGGGTCAGCAGTGGTACATGAATTCTTTCAATCCGAAGTTCGACCCTGTCCCCTATCGCACACCTGACTCAGACATTATTGGCAAGGTTGTCTACCAACCTGGGCGGGTAGTAACCGGGCGAATGGAGTGAGCCGGCGGTTCGCTATTGCCCAGTGGCTTGCTCCGCTTGTGGTTGTCGAGGTTGACCCTTCGGAGTTTGACGGCGCAGGCGCTGCTGCCTTGCTAACCCAGCTGGAGCACCGGTTCTCGGGCGTGTGTGTTTCAATGATCACGCCCGATTGGGAGGCAGATGGAGGTATCCGCATTGCCGGCCTTAGAGTCCCCATCGAAGTACTCGCATCACCAGACCTCGCCTGGCGACCGCTAGAGCTTCCACCTGAAGACGACTTGCCGTTCTAAGCCAACCCCAGCACTCAGCTAATTTGTACTCGACCATTGCCTGCTAAATGCAGGCTTTTTTTCGTCCGACGCCAACGCACGTCACATCAATTGTAAAAATTCGCCAACGCAGCTTGCGATTTATCAGTCGGACTGTTGACTCTTATAATTAGTCAGACTAATATACTTCATCAGGTCAACATTTTCTTTGATGGAGAACGCATGAGCACCTTTCACGTTACCGTTCGGACAGCAGGAGCCCCTACCGAGTACATCGACGACGAGTCGCAGTCTGCTGCTGAAGCCTGGGATCGCGCAGCTGCGCGCGTTGGCGACGAGCCCTGCGGCATCACCGTGATGTGATGAGGCCGCTGATGGACACCCTCCGCAGCCTCATCACTCCCGCACCAGGCAGCGTGCCGGCGCATGGCCCCCTGAACGCTTCATCGCTGTCCATGAACATGGTGTTCGCCTCTGGCGCCGTCGATCCGATCCAGTGGCAGCCGGAAGATCGCCGCTTTACCGTGTTCGGCCCCGGCCCGGCCACCATCACGGCCCTGCGCAAGGCCATCCTGGATTGCGCGCACCAGGCGACGGTGACCGAGCCGACCGACACCGACGCCCGCCTGCACTGCTTCATTGCGAAGCTCTCCGGAACGATGGAAGGCCTAGGTGAGCGTGAGCTGGACGCCGCCCTGTGGAACCTGATGACGACCCACCGCCAGCCCACGGCCGACGAGCAGCTCGGCATCGATTGGTGGAACGGCCTCACCGAGGAACGCCGCGCGCACTGGCTGCGCGTTGCCAATTCCGCCGCACCGTTCGCCGCCTGGCTCGCATTCTGCCGCGCCGAAGACGACCTTCTGACGGACGGCTGACATGCGCTTCATGCCCCTCTACCGCTATTACCGCTTCATCGGCATGAACATCTGGGACGCGCCGCGTCTCGCCAACGAGTTTCGAACCGGCCTGAACCGGGGCGGCAACTTCAGGAGCTACCGTGGACACAATTAAACCCCTCCCACCTGGCGTCGAAGCATTGGCCAGGCTGTTGAAAATCGCACGAGGCCATTCGGGGCAGTGTCGGCATGTCGCCGGCTTCCTTCTGGGCCTATACAACGGCAACCGTTTCAAGTTCGACCTGACCGATTTCCGCTGCGTTGATCGCGAGATATTCGACGACTGCCTGGAAGTGCTGAAGATGGATTTCTGTCCTGTGCAGGAAGTGCACCTGTATTTCAATAACGGGGGGCAGATCTGGGAGGACCTCGCCAAGCAGTGGAGGATCCGCGACTACACCAAACGCGCACCGGCGAAGTCCTGACATGCACCGCATCTCGCCCGACCCGGCCGCGCTGGAAGTCGCACACAGCCTGTTGCGCACCCCGCAGCCGCTCGACGAGATGCTCAAGAACCCCAGCCTCAAGATCATCCTCGAGGCAGTCGCCCGCCGGCACATGCAGCGCCGTGCGTGCGTCGATGTAAAGAAGCTGCAAGCCAACGACCACGACTAATAGGACCGGAATGGACAACCAACACAAAAAGATCAAAGGCTATCGCGACCTCTCGCAGGCCGAGATCGACCTGATGAACGAGATCAAAGCCAAAGGCGAAGAACTGCGCGCCCTGGTGAAGAAGATCGAGACGACGATCGGCCCGGCGCCGGCAGTCGAAAACGGCATTGCCCATGAAGCCGACAGCCCCTATTACTGGCTGCGCTATGCCGAGAGTTGCTTTCGCACTGGTGTGATGTACGCCGTGCGCGCGGTCGCCCAGCCCTCGTCGTACTAAGCGAGGATGCCATGAGCAAGAGAGCATTTGCCGTCTTCCTGCAGGAGCTGCGCGACGGCCGCACCCATGCCGAGTTGAGCGACCAGCTGGCCACCGTCCTCGAGAAGGTGAAGGAAACCGGCAAGGCCGGCGAGATCACCCTGAAGCTGAAGGTCCGGCCCGCCGGCCGCGGCGCCGACGTCGACAAGATCGTGATCGCCGATAGCGTCACGATCAAGTTGCCAAACCCAGAGCGCGGTGAGGACTTCTTCTGGCTGACCGAGGAAAACGACCTGTCGCGCAACCACCCCCGCCAGGGTGGCCTCGATCTGCGTGAAGTCACCCCATCGCAACCCACTACCCTGAAGGAAGCATCGAAGTGAACGACCACCAAACCGAAACGGCCGGCCTGGCCATCTCCCCTGCCGTCGCGCAGGAGCACCTGCACGTCGACGCCTCGGCTATCCAGCAGATCGGCGCGCTGTCGCTGGCGGCCACGGCCATCCAGGAAGTCCACGGCACCAGCCACCTGGTACTGCCCGCCGACCATAAGCACATCGACCTGACCGCAGCGATCGAGAAGGCCGGCGCAGCGCCGCGGCGCAAAACCGGCACGGTCCTCCTGAGCGAAATCGGCAGCTTCAACCAGTTCGTCACCGACCAGGGCGTGCCCGGGCAGACCTATATTTATGCCGACCCGGACGCGCGCACGCTGACGGCCGTGCTGAACGATCACGTCCAGGACGACCTTGAAGCCGGGTGGCGTGATCACCGCGCGGTGTTTCAGGCTGAGCTGAGCCGCGAGTTCAGCACTTGGCTCCGTAACGACAAGGCGCCGATGGAGCAGGAAGCATTCGCCATTTTCCTCGAAGACAACATTGCCGATGTCGTCGAGCCGTCCGGCGAGACCCTTCTTCAGGTTGCGCTCACTCTGCAGGCAAAGACCGAAGTTAACTTCAGCAGCCACCGGCGCCTCGATAACGGCCAAGTCCAGTTCGTCTACAGCGAGAACATCGAGGCCCGCGCCACAGGCGGCTCGATCGAGATCCCGCGCGAGTTCACGATCGGCGCGCGCCTGTTCAAGAACGCCGACGGCTACAAGGTGCGAGCACGCCTGAAATACCGCCTGCTCGCCGGCAAGGTCAAGTTCTGGTACGAGCTCGACCGCGCTCAAAACGCCATCGAGGACGCCTTCGAAGCGTACGTCGACCAGGCCCGCGCGAACGGCTTTACCGTCCTCTTCGGCAAACCATAAAGAAAGAACCTGCCATGCCCAAACGAGCATTCCAACAAGGCGCACGCATTCCCATGACGACCGAGACCTACCAGCGTTTGGCGCTCCAGCTGCGCATGGCAGGCGAAGCACTGATTACCCATCCGGTCCCCGACACCTACAACCAGCTATCGAAAATGTTCGCCGCGCTCGCCCGCGCCGGCATGGGCGGCGATGACCTCGACCTGGCCAACGACGCACTGTCGGACATCTGCGATCGCTTCGCGGAAGAAGGCCGCATCCGCATCACCGACGTCGAGGCCGAACACATCCGCATGGCGATCGCCAACCTGGACGCGCAGCTGCCCGCTGTAGCAGTGAACCACCTGCGGCAGGCCGTGGCCGAGGTCGAAGTGTTTTGCGCCAGCGTCGGCGCGTAGGAGATCGAACCATGGACACTAACAACACAAAGGTCGCAGTCGAATGGCACCTTGCCGCCGGGCGCCTCCCTGATGACGGGACGCTCGTCCTGATCGCACTGAATGACGATGACGTCTGGACCGGCTACCGGGACGGCGGCACCTGGCGCTACGTCGACGGGAAGCCAATCGCGGGGGAACGCGTTACGCATTGGGCGCATATGCCCGCCCCACCTACCGAGGAGGCCGAGGCCACGCCCGCGGCCCTGCTACCGCTCGATGAGCAGACCCGGATCATCCTGGGCCGGCCGAACTTCGCGTGCATCCGCACCGCGCAGCGCATGCGCGAACTTGGGCACCGTATCGAGCGGAAGTCTGAGCACGAACAGGCAGCCGTCATCCACCTGCACTTGACCATGTACCAGCAGCACGGCGCTGCGTGGCTCGAGCATGCGCTCAAGTATCTGGAAGTCGGACAGCCGGCGGCTGCAGCGATCGACGAACAGGCGGCTGCGTAATGAAGCGCGACGCCTTCACCTTCTCGCTTGGCTTTGGCCCGGAACGTATCGCCGATAACTTCGCAGGTGGGGGCGGCGCCAGCGAGGCGATCCGCCAGGCATTCGGGCGTGATCCGGACATCGCGATCAACCACGACGGCGAGGCGTTGGCCATGCACGCGGCGAACCATCCGACGACGCGCCATCTCACGGAGGACGTGTTCCTGGTGAACCCGGGCGGGGAGATCGACGGCCCTCTCGGCGCCGCCTGGTTCTCGCCCACGTGCACGCACTTTTCGAAGGCGAAGGGATTCAACATCCTGGACCAGAAGACGCGCGGCCTGGCATGGGTCGTGTACAAGTGGGCCGTGGTGCTGGCGCCGCGCCTGATGTTCCTTGAGAACGTCGAAGAATTCATGGGATGGGGACCGCTGGACGATCACGGCCGGCCGATCAAGGCCCTGAAGGGCCGAACCTTTGAAGCGTTCGTCCTGGGCCTGACCACGGGCCTGCCGAAGGACCACCCTGACCTTGCAGAGATCATCAAGACGCTGGGCCCGGACTTCCCGGTCGAGCGCATCATCGCGGGCCTCGGCTACAAGGTCGAGTGGCGTGCGCTGCGCGCATGCGACTTCGGCGCCGGCACCATCCGCAAACGCCTGTTCATGGTCATGCGTCGAGACGGCGTCGCGATCCGCTGGCCAGAGCCGACCCATGGCGATCCGCAGTCGCTTGCCGTGAAGTCGGGCAAGCTGCTGCCGTTCGTGACAGCGGCGGACTGCATCGACTGGTCGATCACTTGCCGGTCGATCTTCGAGCGCAAGAAGCCGCTGGCAGAGGCCACGCTGCGCCGCGTGGGACGCGGGTTCGAACGCTATGTGAAGGATGCGGCACGTCCGTTCATCGTCCCGCTGACGCACCAGGGCGCTGACCGCGTCAATTCCATCGACGACCCGCTGCCGACGGTCACCTGCGCGAACCGCGGGGAGCTGGCCCTTGTGTCGGCGTCGCTAGTCCAGATGGGATACGGGGAGGCGCCAGGGCAAGCGCCCCGCGCTCTTGACATCAAGGAGCCACTGGGAACGATCGTCGCCGGCGGCGGGAAGCACGCGGTCGTTGCGGCCTCGCTCGTCCAGTACTACAAGAGCGGCAGCCAGAACGTGCCGGCGGACCGACCGATGCCGACGATCGTGACGAAGGACCGCGTCGGCGTTACCTGCGCCTACTTGGCGAAGCACTACAAGGGCGTCATCGGCGCCAGTGTCGAGCAGCCTATGCCGACCGTAACGACGTCCGATCACACCTCGCTCATCACCGCGCACCTGGTCGGCATCGATAACCAAAGCAACGGCGCCCGCGACGCATGGGACGTGGCGCAGCCGCTGAACACCATTGTGACCGAGAACCGCCATGCGGTCGTGACCAGCAACCTGGTGAAGCTGCGCGGCACCAGCACCGCGGCCGCCGTCGACGCGCCGCTGGGCGCCATCACGGCCGGTGGACAGCATCACGCCGAGATGCGCACCACGCTCGCCCATCCTGGCCAGACCGCTGAACGCCGCGAACAGGTCCGCTCGTTCCTGCGACAGTACTGCCCGAGCCTGAAGGATGCCCAGTTTCCCGAGCTGGTGACGATCAACGGCGAGCTCATGGAAGTGGTCGACATCGGCCTGCGCATGCTGGTGCCTCGCGAGCTGGCCAATGCCCAGGGCTTCCCGCGCAGCTACATCCTGGACCCGTTCTTCACGAAGGTCTGCAAGCGCGGCCGCACCACCACCAGGCGGCTCTCGGGCAGCGCCCAGGTCCGCATGATCGGCAACAGCGTGGCGCCCCCGCCGGCCGTGGCCGTGATCCGGGCAAACATTGCTTACGAAGCCGAGCTCACGCGCTTGGCCGCTTGATACAACAAAGGGAACCCCAATGACCACCTACCACAACGGCGCCGGCAACATTAAGCGCATCCCTGACGCCGTCGTCGACGTTCTGATCCGTGACGCCGGCGTCAGCCGCCTCGCGTACGACGACAAGGACCAGAGCGCGCAAGTCGAGCGCCTGGTGCACGACACCTGCGAGGAACTGCTTGCCCGCTTACCGGTTACTCAGCCTGCCGAGCCAGTGGGAGGCGCCCTAGTGGCGAAGGCTAATTACGCGGAGCCGACCGTTACACGGGAAAGCGCATTTCAGGCGATTGGCTACCTCGACTGTAGCAACTCGCCGCGGCGCTGCGCTGAAGCGGTGGCGATGCTCGTCCCGACCGAAAGTACTGCCGAACCGGCTGACGGTTATGTCCGGGTGATGTCTTTTAGAGGGAAGGTGGGTCTGATCCCAGCACGTGCCGTCGCGTCGTCGGCGAAGAACGAGCCGCCAAAAGGATTCGCGCTCGTTCCGCTGCGTATGACTGTTGCGATGCAACAGGTCGTCACGGATGAGGAATGGCAATGGGAAGACCTGCTCGCAGTCGCGGAAGCGATCACCGAAGACCAATACAACGAACTCGCCCAGGTCGCAACGCTTGCCCGACCGCTGAGTATCCAACCCCTCGACCTGGCGGCCACCCTGCGTGAACGCGAAAGCTTCGAGGCGGAGATGCGGAAGGATGGGAGCGAGAACTTCGACCGTCGCCCCAGCGGGCGCTACGACAACATGGTGCTCGAGTGGCATTGGCTGGGCTGGCGAGGGCGCGCACGCACTGGAGACCCATCTTGACGATCAAGATCCAAAGCCTGGAGCACTATGCCCAGCTGCAGGTCAGCGTTGAAAAGGAACCTCCGGGCAAGGTCGCGGCCCCGCGCCAGGCGATCAATGCATTCGAGCGGCCGACGCTGAGCAAGAAGCACATACCGAACTCGCGCGGCACGCGCCTGGATATTCCGGAGTGGGCGGTACGGCCAGCTGGGTTTGGTTTCAAAAGCGTTGGCGGCGGCGATGCCAAGCCAATGCGGTTCCCAGAAAAGGAAGGACAATGATGCATAACGACAGCAACCTGATTGCACAGCTGGCCGCTGAACTGGCGAGGCAGATGCGGCCGCCAATCCCGGTCGAGATCGACTTGTGGGACATCGCCACAATAGCGGCGTACCTGAAGCGCAGCGAATCGGTCGTGAGAGAGCGCATGGCCTGCCTGCCAAGCTTCCCCAAGGCAATCAGGCTACCGTCAACGAAAACTGCAAAAGGCCAAGCGCTCTACAAAGCGCGCGAGGTTATTCAATGGGCAGCCGGATACCAAGATAAAAACTAATGAACTGGGCAGAGTGCCTGGCGCGTTTGCCTACACCTGCCCGAACCAAAATTATATTTCGAACTCCGTGCAACTCTCGAAAACCACCTCTATTTTGAAATCGATGCCTTCATCGTCGGTGACAGCCTCGGTCTGATGCTGGATGGTTGCGAGGGTCTCTTGCATGGCAGCGTGAGCGGCAATCTGCTCGTCTGTGCGTGCATGGGTATAGGGTTTTGATCCCATACTCCCCATCACACCTGGGATCGCGGCGGCTGCGAGCATCGCTGCAGGCGCATTAATTCCGGCTACTTTGAGAGCCGACGATGCAAGATCAGGATCCATGCCGCCCTCGATCATACGGACACCCATGCGGATATTGTGTATAAAGTTGTTATTTTCAGTTTGTGACATCGAAACCTCCTAACAAGTGAATCCCACGTACTTACCCACAGCCGTCAGAGAACCCCCTGAGGGTAACACCACATCGCGGTGATGGCGGGGTGCGACTGAGGTCAGCCGTCGACCGACTCTACACAAGAAGCGATTCCGACTCAAGGAGAACACCGTAGTACCCGCATCTAAGCGATATCTTGTTACGCATAATTTACGCAACTCATCCCCAAGCATATGATTATTAAAGAGTTCCGATTCCGGCTCCCGGCACCACAGCACGAACATCTACAACCCGCGTTCTCCCCTGGAGGACGCGGGTTGTTGCTTTGCGCGGCCGCTATTCGATTACCACCGTCCGCACCTGCGGATCGACCGCCCGCACCAGCTGGCGCACCGCCTCCGTGGTGACGGTGTCGATCTGCCCCGCCATTCTCCGGTCGAAGGGATGGTCGTCGAAGGCGACATTCGCCCGGAACAGCCGCGCCCCCAGGCGCACGGTTGCCGGGATCTCCAAGGTGGGCGGCTGGTAGCGGATGCCTTTCAGCCAGGCTTGCGCCTCGGCGCGCGTGGCCACGTCGCCTGGCGGCGCACTGGCGGCGGCCAGGTTTTCCAGCACCCACTGGTTCGAATTCTGGTAGCGCGTCGCGTACACATAGGCCAGCATGTTGTAGCGCGGCTCGTGCAGGCGCAAGGGAGTGCGGGTGGCGAACAAGGCCGCCAGACGCTCCTGCAGGGCGCTGCCTGGAATGACCAGCTGGGCTTCATAGCGGAACAAATCCGTCAGGAAGAAATTGCCCATGCCTTCGTAATACAGGCCGGACGCCGCTGTTGCGCAATCGTTGAGTTCATGCACGACGGTCCAGCGGCCCTGCGGATG